CACGATCCAGTTGACGGTCGCGCAGTCGCGGACGATCCCGCTCGGATCGCTCTCGACCTACGAAATCCAGCGCACCGTGGGCGGACGGGAAGAGGTCATCATGATGGGCAAGCTGATTGCCGAAGGGGGAGACAATCCCGATGCCGCGTGATGTGGTTGAAGTCCTGGTCGAGAACGAAGAGACGGTCGAGATCGTCACGGACGAAATCGTCATTGTCGAGGTAATCGACAGCGGCCCAGCTGGCCCCGCGGGTCCGACCGGCCCCACGGGCCCGGAAGGTCCGACAGGTCCGGCGGGTGCCACGGGCCCGACTGGCGCAACGGGCGAGACGGGCGCGGTGGGTGCCACCGGACCAACAGGTCCGATAGGCCCAACGGGCGCGAATGGTGCAACAGGCCCCACAGGCCCTACCGGCCCTCAAGGCGACACAGGACCGGCGGGCGCCACGGGTCCGGCTGGTGCCGTTGGTGCTACCGGTCCAACTGGACCTGAAGGCCCGGTAGGAGCCAATGGCGCAACCGGCCCCACAGGTGCTACGGGACCAACGGGAGCGGGTGCTACAGGCCCAACGGGCCCGACTGGACCAATCGGTCCCACTGGCGCGACTGGCCCGTCTGGAGCCCCCGGAAGCGGCGTGGCGTGGCAGGGCGAATGGGACAGCGGCACGGCCTATGTCGCCAATGACGGCGTGCAATACCTGGGCAGCTCGTGGATCGCGAACACGGGCAGCACGAATAAGGTTCCTGGCACCGATCCCGAGTGGGATCTCTGGGTTTCCATCGGCGTCACCGGGGCGACGGGCCCGACCGGGCCTATCGGAGCAACCGGACCTACGGGCCCAACAGGACTGACCGGCGCAACGGGTCCAACAGGCCCCACAGGCCCCACAGGCCCCACAGGCCCTCAAGGCGATACGGGCGATACTGGTGCAGTCGGCCCGACCGGCCCCACTGGTCCGCAAGGAACCGCTGGTGCTGTTGGTGCAACAGGGCCGACGGGGGCAACGGGTCCGACCGGAGCAACCGGCGCAACTGGCCCTGTCGGCATCACCTTCGAGGCGGCTTACGACAGCGAGACGGCATATCAGGTCAACGATGTGGTGACCTCGGGCGGCTCGAGCTACATCTGCATCGAGGCCACGACCGGCAATGCGCCACCGAACGCGACCTATTGGGCGGTACTGGCGGCTGTTGGCTCAACCGGCCCCACGGGTCCGACCGGCGCGACCGGCCCGCAGGGGGACACGGGATCGGCGGGTGCTGTTGGGGCCACGGGTCCGACAGGGCCCACAGGTCCGCAGGGTGTGCAGGGCGATGCCGGTGCAGTCGGTGCTACTGGTCCGACCGGTCCCTCCGGCCCGCAAGGAACGGCTGGTGCGGTGGGTGCTACCGGACCGACCGGCCCCACGGGGCCTGCTGGCGTTGCGGGTCCAACGGGCGCGACGGGGCCGACTGGGGCGACTGGCTCCACCGGAGCCCAGGGGGATAAGGGCGGCCTGCGCTATAACTTCTCCACCACCACGGCCGCCGCCGATCCGGGCCAGGGCGTGTTCAGGCTGAACAATGCCACCATCGCATCCGTCACGGCCATGTATATCGACAATCTCACACAGGAAGGCACGGACGTTTCTGCCTTCCTAGATACATGGGACGATTCCGGCAGCACGGTGAAGGGTCATCTCGTCATCAACTCGAATGCGAATGCGGATGCGACCTATTGCATCTTCTCGGTTTCGGCGGTGGCGAATTCGACGGGCTACAGAACCGTCACGGTGGCCTATGTTTCCGGCGCGCTTCCGGCCAACTCCGAGGCTTGCGTCATCACGTTCAGCAGGACGGGCGATGTAGGCACGACTGGCAATACGGGGGCAACCGGTCCCACCGGACCCACCGGCCCTCAAGGTGACGCCGGTTCTGTTGGCGCGACTGGACCCACCGGACCAACGGGTCCGCAGGGCACCACAGGAAACACTGGTCCGACGGGACCGACGGGACCGACCGGACCCACCGGCCCTCAAGGCACGACAGGGAACACGGGCGCAACTGGCCCGACTGGTGCCACGGGTCCGACTGTCTATCCGGGCGCGGGCATTGCCGTCTCGACGGGAAGCGCATGGGGCACATCGAAGACCAGCCCGAGCGGGGATATTGTCGGCACGACTGACACGCAGACGCTCTCGGGCAAGACACTGACCGACCCGGCTATCACCGGGGCGATTGCCGAGGACGTATACACGATCACCGATGGCGCGGCGTTCGAGATCGACCCGTCAAACGGCACGATGCAGAACGTCACGCTTGGCGCGTCACGGACGCCGAAGGGAACGAACTTCGCCGCTGGCGAGAGCGTCACCCTGCGCATAAAGGACGGCACGGCCTACACGATCACATGGACCGACGCCACGTTCGGCGGCTCCGGTGTCGTATGGGTTGGAGGCACGGCTCCGACACTAGATACGACGAACTGGACGGTTGTCGTGCTGTGGAAGGAAGGCAGCCAGGTCTACGGCAAGTATATCGGAGTGGTGGCGTAATGGGTGTGCTGGCGAGAAAGCTGCTCGCAGCAGATGCGGCAAACCCAATTGAATTCGTTGGTAGCGCAACGACAACCAAGGCTGGCGCGGCATCTGGAAATAGCACTATGTCGCTGACTGCCGGATTGTCTGGAGGAATTGCTTCGTCTGTTTCTGATGGTGATTTTGTCATTGCCGTGTTTGCAACAGGCGGCGTTGCGGATAGAACTCTTTCTATAACAGATGGAACAAATCCATACACATTGATTGGAAGCGAATTGTACGCAGATGACACCAACGATAGCAACTTGAGAGTGTGTTATAAGTTTGTCTCTGGTGATACGTCAGTGACATTTGGACCAACTGGAGCGTCCGGCGAGCCGGGTTTGACTGGAGTATATGTTTTCAGAAATGTTAACCAGACAACTCCTCTCGATGTATCAGCAGTGACCGCAACTGGAACCAATTCTCTAAATCCAAACCCGCCATCAATAACTCCTGTTACATCTGGTGCATTCATCGTTGCAATAGGTGCGTCTGGTACACGAAATACAGGACAAGCATTTGTGACACCATCAGATCTTACTGCGTTCGTTGATAACAACAGAGAAGATACTTACGGCGTTGCGTTTGGAATTGGACACAAGAACGACTGGAGCAGCGGTGAATTTGATCCGGCAGCATGGGTTCATGACAGTGTTGCTAGCACTTCGTATGCATGGACTGCCATTACTGTTGCTCTCCGCCCGGCATAAGGAAGATGTTATATGGCATATCTTAAAGCGCACGGCGATGAAATAAATTACCCATTTTCTACCGCCGTAATCAGAAAAGAAAACCCTAATGTGAGCTTCCCGCGCGAAATGCCGGATGAGCTTCTCGCGGAATACAATGTGTTTCCGGTCGTGAACGTGGAGCCGCCGCAGATCGGGCCGGGGCAGGCGCTGAGGGAAGAGACGCCGGAACTGATCGACGGAAAATGGACGCAGAAGTGGGCAGTGGATGAAGTGCCTATTCCGGTTCCACAGATCATCAGCGCCCGTCAAGTGAGGTTGATCCTGCTTCAACAGGGGCGTCTCGAAACCGTCAAGGCGATGATCGAGCAGCAGGAAGAAGCCGTGCGGATCGAATGGGAGTACGCCACCGAATTCCGGCGCGACAATCCGCTGCTCACCGGGCTTGCGGCAAATCTCGGGCTGACTGACGAGCAGATCGACGAATTCTTCATCGCGGCGGCGCAGCTATGAGGTTCCACTTGGTAAGTCTCCCGCACACTCAGACTACGGATGCGTATAGCGCCTGCGCCTTCACTGAGAAGGTGAGGAAGTTTGCCATCATGATGACCAGCCTCGGGCATGAGGTTTTCCTCTATGCGGGCGCGCAGAACGATGCACCATGCACCGAGCACATCACATGCATTTCCGAGGATGACCGGCGCAAGGCCGTGGGGGCATCGCACTATTGCATGGCGTCCTTCGACGCCCGGCTGCCACACTGGCAGACCTTTAACGGCAACGCGATCCGCGAAATCGGCAAGCGTATTCAGCAGAAGGATTTTATTTGTGTCATCGGCGGCACCTCGCACCAGCCGATTGCGCTGGCCTTCCCCAATCACATGACTGTCGAGTTCGGCATCGGCTATCCCGGCACCTTCGCCAAGTATCGGGTGTTCGAGAGCTATGCCTGGATGCATACGGTTTATGGCGCACAGGCTGGAAACCCCGCCGCCGCCGATGGCGTCTGGTTTGATGACGTCATACCCGGTTATTTCGAGGTCGAGCGTTTCCCGTTCAGCGCAGAGAAGGACGATTACTATTTCTTCATCGGGCGACTGATCGAGCGCAAGGGCTATAGCATCGCGGTGGAGACATGCAAGCGGCTAGGTGCGCGGCTGCTCATCGCAGGTCAGGGCACGCCGCCGGAATATGGGGAGTATCTCGGCGTGATCGGGCCGGAAGAGCGCGGGCGTATCATGTCGCGGGCGCGAGCGGTGTTCGTGCCAACGACATATATCGAGCCATTCGGCAACGTGGCCGTCGAGGCCCAGGGATGCGGCACGCCGGTCATCTCCACGGACTGGGGCGCCATGACGGAAACCGTGGAGCATGGCAAGACCGGATTCCGCTGCCGGATGCTTTCGGAGTTCGTCGATGCCGCGACCAAGGTTGACACGCTGGATTACGCCTATATCCGTGAGCGCGCTCAGCGGCTCTATTCCCTCGATACCATCGCGGAACGATACGACCGATATTTCCGCCGCCTTCTCACGCTGTGGGATCGCGGCTGGTACGCCTGATGCAACATCCCAAAGAAGAGGAGCAGATGATGCCGCCGCCTATCCAGACACCATCGTTCGACCGCGACATCGGCGCCCTTCAGGCGACCGTATCCATGATTGTCGACTCGATGAAGGAGCAGGCGGCACTCCATGACCGGATGCTTCGCTCTCAACAGGAGCAATACAACATCGCCGTCTCAGATCTGAAAAACATGGTCACGGATGCAAACGAACAGATCCTTGAACTCAAGAAGGAAGTCACCGCCATGAAGAGCCTGATTGATCAGGCCAAGGGCGGGTGGAAAATCCTCGTGGGTGTCGGGACTATCTCCGCAGCCATGGGCGCCGTCATCGCCAAGATCGCAAGTTTCGTGAAACTGTAGGAGAACACGCATGCGCCGTTTTGTCGTGCTGGCCGCCCTCGTGGCGGCTTTCGTGTTTCTGGTGCCCGTAATCGCCGCGCAAGCTCATGACTGGTATGTCGGAAAGCGCGATCCAGTGACCGGCGGTTCGTGCTGCACGACGTCCGCTACCGCCTCCTATGGGGACTGCGCCCAGCTCGCTGTTGATCCCGGCGTTCTATCTGGCGACGTGGATGGCTACCGCCTTCGCCTCACCGAGGAACAGGCCCGCAGGATCAACCCGCTCCGGCAAGGCCCAGTGGATACGGTCATCCCATGGGACCGCGTACAGGCAAGCCATGACGGAAACTTTCATCTGTGCATCCCGAGCCGGGAAGTCCCCAACATGGCGGCGGATTTCTACTGCTTCTGGGCCCCGCCAAATTCCTGAAAGGTGACGCATGAAAGCATTCTACGACAGCCTGAGAACAGCATTCGGCCCGCTCACTCAGAACCAGGTGGACGGCATCGGGCGGCTGGTGACGGCCACGGCTGGCCTGCCGCTCCGGCACCGCGCCTATATCCTCGCCACCGCCTGGCACGAAACCGGCCCCGCCTCATCGCCGCTGCACATGACGCCGCGCAGAGAGATTTGGGGCCCGACAGAAGCGCAGAAGCGGTATGAGGGCCGCTCCGATCTCGGCAACACGCTACCAGGGGACGGCAAGCGGTACATGGGCCGGGGCTACGTCCAGATCACGGGCCGCGCGAACTACCAGAAGGCGTCATTCCTCACCGGGCGCGATCTGGTGGCCAATCCAGACATCGCGCTTGAGCCTGACATTGCCGCGCGGGTGATGGTCCACGGCATGACGAATGGATGGTTCACCGGCAGGAAGCTCGCGGACTTCGACAGCTATCAGAACATGCGCCGGGTGGTGAACGGCACGGATCGGGCCGCTCTGATCGCCGGGTACGCTGAGAAATTCGAGGCCGCGCTCCGCCAGCTCGAGGAGTCACCGGCACCCGCTCACGTTCCCCCGCCGCCGGACATCGAGCCGCCTCCGCCGCCCGTCCAGCCTTCGCCGGAGACTCCTCCCGGTGCAGGCCTTGCGGCGTGGGTGCTCGGTGCCGCCGCCGCCCTCATCGCCGCCCTTGCCACGTGGATCATGAAAGGATGACCATCATGGACCTGATCTCTGCCTATTGGACCGCCCTTGTCGCCCGCCTTGGCGTCCCCGGTGCCATTGCCGTGATCGCCGCGTCGGCGCTGGTGCTGCTGATCCTGCTCGCGGCCATCCTGTGAGGTGACGCCATGAAGCTCGTATATGATTGGCGCGAGGCGTGGCGCTGGTTCAGCGTCCAGGCGCTGGCCATCATCGCCGTCTTGCCGGTTGTCTGGCCCGCTCTGCCGGCAGATGTGCGGGCATGGGTTCCGCCTGAGTGGCAACCGTGGATCTTGGTGGCACTGGCTGTAGGCGGCATCGCCGGGCGGCTTGTGGACCAGAACAAGGCCTCGGCGGCGTGATCCTCAAGCTGATCATCAGCCTGATCTCGGGTGGCCTCCTCGACAAAGTCCTGGAGGCCTACCAGCTGCACCAGCAGGGCAAGATCAGCAAGGCCGAGTTCGAAAGCCGGGCCCAGGTTTCCCTGCAGGAGAACGCCGCTAGGATTGAGCAGGCGTGGGCGCAGGCGGCGTCCGAGACGGCCAAGGCCACTCAGGATACCCTCAAGGCCAGCCCCATCCTGCAACGCGCCTGGGCCGCTGTGCTGTTCCTCCAGGTGGCTGTATTGACGTTCTACCAGATCGGCGCTTCGGCGTTTCAGGTCATCACCGGGGCGGAATGGCCTCATCCAGGCATCAGTCTCGAATGGGCGTATCTTCTCGTCGCTGCGATGATAGGCGCCGGGCCGCTCGTCATGCGCCGTCCTTGAGCGCACGGATGGCGGCGGCGATGTCGGCACAAGCTGCGCGGTAGCCATTTGCATAAGGGTCCGCGCTGCCTAGCATATGCGCTGGCGGCCTTGTCATCTGCTCCGCTTCCTCGAAGCAGATAGCGATGGCGGCGTCTGCCTCGGCCTCGCATATGGCACAGACCGGATCATGTTCCGTGCATGGAAATGTGCCAGAGGCCAGGCATACCGCCCTCGCCACCTGCTTTCTCAGCGCCTTGCGTGCGTCATGTGGCATTGGTGCCGCTCCTTGGTTTGGCATGGACTGGGCAATCTCCCGAAATCCAGTAGTTGACGTTGCCGTCTCGCATCTGCACACCGCGCCCATGGTGGTTGTCCATCACGGCGCATGTGCAGCCCTTGTCGATGGCCGCTTGGCTTCCGGGGTTGGGGACGGCGTTGGTTGTTTCACTCATGGCTCGGCTCCTGCGGCACGGGGATGATGAGCACGGGCGCACCATCGTCAGCCCAAAAGTTGCGCTCCATCCTCGGCCAGTTCTCCAGCGCAGCGAGGATGGCGGCGCGGGCGCATTCAGTCCATGCGTGCGGGTCAGTGTAGAACAGCCCCTCAAAGTCGGCGCGGATTTCCCTTGCAGCCGCTTCCAGCGCCTCGGGCGGGATGGTGATGTCAGTCATTGTCGAGCACCTCGCGGACGTGGATGTGATTTGGGTATGAGCTTCTGTCGGCGGGGTTAACTCTGACAGCACTCATGTCAATGGTGTTGATCCACCACTCCCTCGGCTTCGGGGGCTGGGGCTTGACGCGGTAGGTATTCAATACAGTCCACAGAGGTTCAGTATCTCTCCAGCCGTCAACGAAAAAAATCTCATACGGCCCGCCGTGTTCTCTCAGCGCCGTCTGTGTGGCCTCGTCGAGGAGGCCGAAGGGGGTGGTGAGTTTGGTTAGGTCTTGTGTCATGGTTGTTTTCCCATCATCAAAGAAATCAAGGCCGCTCATGTTTCCTCCGTCTTTGGCGGCGGCGGGAGGGGCATCCAGTGGGTAGGGTCAACTCCGCTCATGTGAACGCTGCTGTAATCATCCCAGTTTTCGATGCACTCATACCAGCCTTCTGGCAGGCAATAGCGGTCGTTGGCTTCGTCGTACTCGTGCCAATCGCTGCAATCGTCATTATTGGTTTCAATGGTGAGTTTTGGAGCATAGAACGCCACTACCCTGCGCCATTTTTTATATGGCGTTTGGTATGCCAGCAGCAGCCGCGTCCCGTTTTTCGGAACCGTCTCTATCGGCTGCCACGGATCAGGCGCATCTGCACCGGAGAGGGTGACGCGGGCTTTGTTGGTGATGGCGTGGTGCTTCCGCAGCACCTTGTAGGCTGCATCTGCGAGGTTGTTATAATTGGTCGTGCCGATCACCTCCGCAATGGCGTCACGCTGCGCTGCCTGAAACGCGGAGCGCAGCATATCGTTGTGGTCAATCAGCGCCGCCCTTAGCCGCTCGTTCTCGGCGCGGAGGGCGGTGTTTCGTTCAAGCATTGTTGCTAAATGCCCGCGAGCCGCAATGAAATTCGGGTCCAGCACTAGCTTGCGATAATCTTCCTCAATGTCACTCATTCGCTCGTCTCCTTCTGCGGCAGGGGGAGGATGATTTGTTTGGGAATTATATACTTGACTCCCTTGGCTGTGAACCGTAGTCATTTCACATCCTCGGGCTTCAAGTTGAGGCGACCCATCAACCGCAAGAGCTTGGCGTATCCCTCCGGAATCGGTACGCCGTTGGCGTACCCGTGGCTGGTTCGGATGGATACGCCAAGAAACTCGGCAGCGCCCGCCTGAGTGAGGCCGAGCTTATCAAGCGCAGATCGGTACTGATTTGCTGTCATGGTCGCCGCTCGCGACATGTGTCCTCGTCACGACACGTCGCGCATAAACCAGTTTCGTTGCGTGGCGCAGCGCCGCATCGAACGCATGTCCCATCATCAGGGAGAGCATTGTCTACTAGCCTGATAATGACCTTCGTCGCAGCTTCTGCCTCCGCTACCGTAGCGCAGGTGAAAGCTCGAACGGCCGAGTAAATTTGCTCCCGCAATATCGTTGCCATATCAACCATTGCGTGGCGCTCCCAATTCAGAGGCGATCCGCCCCAGCAATTGTTCGATGCTTGCGGCTAGTTCTGTATCGGAGGTGCGCGGCAGCGAGTGAATGCGATCATGGCAGCGGACGAGCAACCGACGAATGTCCTTCATTATCGAGTCGGACCTAGCTATCTTCTGCTCTAGGCACTCGATTACAGACCCTCGCCGATCCATTTCGGCGGCAATCTCAATTTCAGTGGCCCTTCGGGTGTGGGTGATGACTGCCATATCACTCGGCCCCCGTAGGGCCATCAAACCCGCCAGGATTCGCGAGACACTCAAAGCATCTCGCTTCAGCATAGCCACGAGCATCATCCGGGACCGGACCCGGCCGCGCATATCTTCCATTGTGTGACCGGATAACGATATATCCGGTGTCGTTGCATTTCTTGCAGGCCGGGCCTGTATTGTTGTCTTTCATCTGATCTCCGATCAGAGGCCCCTAAGGGCCTCTTCAAGCGTTTCGGCTTGCCGAATGACCTCGGCATGATTGAGGTCGGACAGAGGGTGCTCCGCGTCCCACACGAACCACTCCAGCGCATCAAAGCGCGTGTGGATCGGGGCAACCGCGTAGCGGCGGTTTTCGCCAAAGAACTGCTTGCGAGTAGCAAGCTCGCCCTTGCGAGCGGGGTCGTTCTTGATGGTGGCAGGGAACGAAAGCATAGGAGCCTCCTAAGGCTAAGGCGCTGGCGGAATTGCCGCGCCGTTGTTTCGTTCCATGGGGGTATAATACGCAATTTATGCCTATACGCAATAGATGCGTATTCACGAATTGTTACAGCCGCTCTTTCTGTATCCGCTTGCTTGCTCTCTGGCGTTTCTTCGCTGGTTTTGTCTTGGGCTTAGGCCGATAGGCCAGCACTTTGTCAACGATGGCGTCTAGTGCTTTTGGGGGCTTCTGTGGCTTTCTCATTGGATTAGGCCCTTGTAGGTAAGCCGCTTTCCCTTTGTGCCACTCACGAAGCTTTCCAGCCGCTCCATGGTGTGCCGCTTCACGTTGCCGTCATTCAAACGGAAGGCGAATTCGTTAACGTAACGGCCAAGGTGTTTCTTGCTGGC